GCTCTCGCGCCCTGCGAAAGCCTCAGTGGCACTGCCGAGGGACCGATTTGCATTCCCTGTGGAAGAGCACCCTTCTGAACCTCGGCAGCTAGCTCCGATGGCCGAGGAGCCGTGCGGCCATGGTCCAGTACGCTCTGACCGCGCTGCAAGGCTTCCCGCTGACGTGCCAACTCAGCATACGCGGCATCAGCTTCTTTGATGCGTGGAACGGCACGAGTAAGCGCATCATCAAGCATCTGCCGCGTTTCAGTAAGGGCCGAGATGACCTTCGGGTTTGCTTCCGTGGCGAGTACACCGTCGATTGCCTGGCGTGTCTGGAACACCACCCGTGGGTCATTGGAAATGACATCCTGACCATTGACATTCAACATCCCGCGGACACGCTGAAGCGCTCGCTGTGCGTCACCGCGCAACGTCTGGATCGACCGATCAAGGTCATGTGTAATCGCCGTTATGTCGTGGGGCCGCGCCTGACTAAATGCATCCCTATACACCGGAGACAGCAGCTGCTGATTGGCCTCGATCCCGCGCTCTATCTCGGACGGAACGACGTTACGCCCCAGCGTCTCGTCAACTGTGGCTGCGAGACGGGCGTTGGCACCCCCATGCCTTGCCTCGAGCGCAGAGCGCATCACCTCCTGGCCCCGACCGGGCATCGCTGCAAGGGCAGCAGCTTTACCTTGTGTATTCGGCCCAAGGTCAGCAATCATGCTCTCTGGGCCCAAAGTGTCGAGTCGGGCCCGCACTGCGGCTTCATCGAGGCCGTCGCCTGCAATTGCCTTGGCAAGTTGGTGGATAGTCCCTGCCGTAGTGCCCGCCGCCTTTGCCGCCTGTGCAGTGTGGTAAGCATCCGCTACCTTCCGTGCGCCAGCACCGACGGCTTTACCAACTGCTGGTCCGAACAAGCCTAATCCAGCACCCCATCCAGCTCCAGACTTCACCTCATCGAGATCACCGCCGGACCTCACGGCAGCATCAGTGCCACCGACGACGCCTCCACCAAGCATTGACATGCCAGAACGGGCGAGTAGTCCGGCACTGCCGCCGCCGAAGGCGATCGGAGCAGCGACAACCATCGGCAGTGTGCCGGCCACTGCACCGGTAACTCCGGCACCCGCAGATACATACGGATGGGCCGCTTGGGCAGCCTCGGTAATCGCCTGCGCTCCCTTCAGGTTGTCCTCGTAGCTCTCGCCGTTGAAGGCGGAAGACAGCGCCGCCGCACCCCGCTGGGCGGTGCCAAGAAACATGGGGCCAACAATAGGCATGCTGTTGAGATAGCTGGTCGTGGCCGCTCCGAAGGTGCCGCTGGGACCCGCCATGCGCTCCTCCCGATCGAGCATTTCGGCACCTTCCTCAAAGGACAGGTGTCGGCCGCTCGGGCGGGGCTTGGCATCATAACCGATCTTGGCATTAAACTCCTCGCGAGGAATATCGCTGTAGAACTTCCGGTGAAGCGCATCCGCGAGCTGATCGTCACTCAAATCGCGGTACTGCGGAAACTTCTGTCGGACCTCGGAAATGGTTGGCATTATCGAATCCCCAATGGATCAGCGCCGTCGTTGTTTGACCGGCCATATGTTGGGCCAGCAGAACGCTTCATCCCGTCGACAACCGTTTGTCGGTTCCTGCGCTTCTGCTCCAGGACTTCCCTGGTGTCTCCCGGCTGCGGAAAATATTGCTTGTTCGCGTTGTCGAACTCTTCCATGGAAATGACGGCGCCCGACTCTCGGCGCAGTTGGGCATTGATGAAGTCGCGCCGAGCCTGGTCGAAATTCTGGAAATCATCGCTGACCATCCAGTTCTCGAGAAAATCGGGGATGTAATCATTACCGCGTACCGCCTGATCCCAGACGCCAAGTCCGGCGCCCTCAAACTGGTCGATCAGTCCGCCGGATGTGTTCATTCGGTCTGCAAACGTTGCCGCTTCCTTCTCGTCGACGGTGACCTTCGGAGGCGTGATTTGGATGTTGCCCCCTTGGCCCGGCTGGCCGGGCATCTGAGCCTGCGGCTGCGTCTGCTGCGGTGGTTGACTGGGTGCTGAGCGAGACCCAGACATTTGCTGCGGCTGACCACCTGCGGAAGACTGCCCGAACACGCCCTGCGGGGTCAGGAAAATGATCTCGCCGTTCGGACCTGAAATCGTCTTGCCCGCTGCAAGCTGCTGTGCCTGCTCAGGTGTAAGCTGTCCGCTTTCCATTAAGCCGTTCAGGGCCTGAGCCTCGACAGAGTTGCCGTTGAAACGAAAGCGTCCGTCGCCGCTACCGCTGGGAGCCGTGAGCCACTTATCTTCGTTGGGATCGTAGACATTACCGTTGCCGGCATTGATCAGCGGCTGTCGCTTGGGCTTCTTCGCGTCTTCCAGATCAATGCGGCTCTTTTCCAGCCCGATCTGATAAGCCGGATCGTTACGCTTGGCCTCCTGCTCGTACTGCTGGCGCTGCAGCCACACCTGCTGCTCGCGGGCCGCTTGCTCTTCCTGCTCCTGCTGCTGGTAGAGCGTCTGCAGAACGGCCTTCTGCTCCTGCGATAGCCACGGATTGCTGAGGGCCTGAAGCAAAGCCATCTTGTCCGGCCGGGCCTGTGCCGGCGCCTGCTGCGGTGCCTGCTGCTGCCCCATTGCCTGCGCCTGTGCGACCTGCTCGGGAGAAGCCGGAGAACCGTCCATCAGCGCCGGCATGATGCCGCCCTGCGCGTTAGCGAGCTGCTGAGAGCCTTGGAACTGCGGGGGAATGGCAGGCTGCTGCTGCGGAGCGTTCTGGATTGGTCCCTGCGAAGGCTGCTGCGCGTTCCTGCCGGGGAATTGTGCCTGATATTCCGGTGTCTGTTCGAAGGCGGCGACCTCCTCGGAGAGAGACGGCGGCGGTGCGCCACCTTCACCACCTCCGGCAGCCATCGCGTTGACCGCCTCGGCCGACGTCTGCGGCGGCATGCCGATGGCCGGGTCAAGACTTGCGACCTCCTGCCCCTGACCCCCGAACAGCGCGAGCGCCTTGGCTCTGTGCCCGGCCATCTGTTCCTCGACCTTGTCGCGGACTGTACCGGGTGCGCCTCCTGCGGCAGCATCGGACGCATTGTAACGGCCTACCCCGCCGGCGTTGATAGCCGAATAGATGTCGAGCAAGCCCATGCCCGGTTTGACGCCGGTCGACCGCAGATATTTCGCAACGGCGCCATTCTCTCCAAGCTGGGAGCCAACCGGGTCGTCCCAGTTGACGCCGTACTGCTGCGCCTGCGGCTCGCCGAACTGGATCAGGCCGCGATGCTTGCCCCATTTGGTCGTCGGTCCCGTCTTGGTCGGGTCGAAGGTGCCGGCGGTTTCATACGAGATAGCAGTCGCCAGATCGACAGGATCGACGCCCAAGGCGCTCGCCGTCTGTGTGATGCCGTCGCGGATAGACGGGTCAACATTCACAGATACCGCCGCGCCGGGACTCGTGGTCGTACTTGTACGCGATGGTGCGGTTCCCATGATCTGGCTGGCAAGCTGGCCCTGCATCGCGCTCTTGAAAACCGTATCCGCAGAGGCGCGGCCCTCGTCTTCCGCCTTGTTGGCGCGCCGGTTCATGACACCCGCAACGATGCCTGATCCGAGAGCATTCAAGCCCTCGCCGATGTTCTTCGGCGCGGCAGAGGTGCCCATAATCGCCATGGCGAGGTCGCGCTTGCGCTTGATAGATTCCGGCGTCTCTTTGGTCGATCCACCGAACAGGAAGGAATAGGCCATCAGTAAAGACCTCCATTGCGGCCGCCGGTGAAGAAGTTTGCGAGACCGGTCATCATAGACGGCTGCGCAGCGCCCGGAGCGGTCGGAAAGGCTGCATTCTGCTTTGCAAAATTGGCAACGAGACCGGCGCCGAGCATGCCCATGCCGCCGCCGATGGTCTGTGGCAGAGCCTGCCCCATGATTTGCGCCTGGAGCCGCTGCGCAAGCTGCTCACGCGTTTCGTTGGGCATCGAGCCCCGATAGCCGGTGTAGCCCATCATTTTAGGAGAACCTCGCGAATTCGCCAAACACGGCGCTGGCGGTTTGGCAGTACGCCAAGTGAGCCTCTAAAGGGTCGCAAAACCGGCCAAGGTATCTGTATTGTCCATCAACTTGAATGGTCGCATAAAACCCGCGACTGGACCGTCTGACGCCCTTCAGTCCCGTGCGGTTGTTCCGCTGAGTAGGGCGGTTCTGCATGTTCTGCGTCGGCGAGGCTGCTCGAAGGTTACTCCAGACATTGTTGGACGGATTTCCGTCAGCGTGGTCAATTTCCTGCGCTGGCCATTCACCAGTCATGTAGAGCCACGCCAGGCGATGCGCATAATAGCGCTGATAGTCGATGCGGATCAGCACGTAACCATCAGCGCGTACACTGCCCGCCATAGCGCCCTTTGTGCACTTCTTGCGGTTTTCAGCCCAACAAAAAACCCCGCTGGCGGGGTCGTAGTGAAGGACTTGCTTTAGGCGGTGGAGGGAGAGAGCTCTCATCGCTTCCTCCCCGCATTGAAGAGAGCCCCGTAATTGACCTGCCGAAGCCCATCAGGCCGGCGCGAGACCGCGTCAGGGCGCTTCTTCTCAACCTCTTGTGCGAGCACGCCGATATGCTTTTTCCCGTCGTCGTGCTTGCCGCGATAGGAATATTCGTAGAGTCCGTGGCCTTTCAGCTCGCCGACCTTCTTGATGTCTTTCTTGGCTCTCTTGTCAGAGAGGCTGGCAAGCTGGCCGCCGAAACCGAGCATGCCGCCGAACATGCTCTGCATGCCGGCTTGCTGCTGGTTGTACGCGCCCATCTTGTTCGCATAGTCCTGCTGCACGAGACCGGCATAATCGACGGTCGGCATGGGGTTGCTCTGCGTCGGAACGAAGCTCGGGCTGTTGACCTGGGCTCCGGACATTAGGCCGATGATTTCGTTGATCGGCTGGTTGCGCTGGGCGTAAAGCTCGTTCAGGTACTGCGCCCGCTGCTGGTTTTGCATGTTGAACTTCGACTGCTGCGAGTTGAAGCTCTGATCCTGCAGGGCATTGTTGCCGGCGGTGGCCGTGTTCTGGTTATGGTACTGCTGCTGCAGGGCGTCATTACCGAACTGAGCCCCGGCAAGGCCTTGTGAAAACTTCTGCTGCTGGGCGGTATTGTTGGCCTGCTGCTGCGCCTGGTTCTGCCCGAACTGCTGCTGCTGGGCGGCATTGCCCATCTGCATGTTGTTGGCGTTCTGGGCGTACTGCTGCGCCTGTGCAGAGTTGGCGAACTGCCCGGAGCCGAGAAGCTGGTTATAGGCCTGCTGCTGGGCTGAGTTCTGGAAGGTTGCCGACTGATTGGCGAGCCCGGCAAGACGGGATTGCTCCTGCCCTGCGCTCAGGATGGCCCCGAGGCGCGCATCCGTGGAAGATCGGTTCGCCTCGTCGATCGCCCGGTTATAGGCCTCGGAGCCCGGCTGCAAACCCTGATTGGTCAACCGCGTTTCCAGAGCGGCCCGGTCCCGCTCCATCTGCGGGTTGAGACGCTGCATCAGCGCATCCTCGACCTTCTGCCGGTCGGCGCTGAAGTCCGTCTCATAGCTGCGGGTGATGTCCCCGGCATTGCCGAGCTGGTTCTGGATCTGGCCGCTGTCGGCTACCTGCTTCTGAATGTTGCCGGCGCCGGCGATAGAGGATTGAACGTTGCCGTAATTGCCGAGGCTGGTCTGTAGCTGCGGCCCGCTGCCAAACTGCTGGTATTGTGGCAGCCCGATTGCGCCCGCATTGCCACCCGCCGGTGCGCCGCCAATGTTGATCGGCTTGCCGAGCAGGTCGTTCAGCTTGCCCGACTGATTGTTGGCGAGGGTCGCCATGTTCAGTTCGGCGGCGTCGGTCTGGTTCTTGATTGCCTGCTGCTGCTGAGACAGGGATTGCGTCGCTGTCGGGACCTGAAGGTCGTATTCCTTCCCGCTGATCGGGTCCTTCCACTTCTGTGTCGTGTAGGTATACGTCAGGTTGCCATCGGGCGTGACCTGATTGACGTTGCCCATAACGTTGTTGGCAACGGCGGTTCCGATGTTCGTTGCCGTCTGAGCGGACGCCGTTTCTTGCGGGTCCGGAGCTTCTGGAGCGCTACCGTAAAGGCCCATCGTTCAATCCTTTATCCAGTCTTCGACGGTCTCTCGCGAGCCGGAATGGCAGAGTTCAAAAAAGTCTTCCGTGGTGGTCTTGGCGTGGTCGTAGCCGCCGCAGATCGCGGCAACCGCGGTGACGATCGAGCCGACCGCCTCGCGCATCACGAATCCGAATTGCCGCTTCAGCGCGTCCCGAGAGGACCGCCATTCGTCGCTAAGTTCCCATTGAACGATGACGGTGTGAATGATCGGCGCCAGGGCGGAGAGATGGCGGTTGAAGAACACGTTCTGCGGCAAGCGCGTCATCGTCCGAACCAGGAGCCAGCAGATATTGCGCTGCCGGTTCTCGTCCTCATCGACGATGTCGTCTGCTAGGCGGGCAATCGCGGCTATTTCAGCGAGGAAGTCGGCCGCCGCCTCGTCGCCGCGCGTCCAGCGCAGGAATGCGGCGCGCACTGCCTCCGGTTCACTCGGCAACATCAGGCGCTCGCCTCCCCGATCGACACTTGAACCGTGGCGAGATCAACCTCGATATCAAGCTTGAAATCGCCGCCGGATGTGATGACACAGCCCACCGCCAGCATGTCGCCGGTGGCCCGCACGTTCTGCCGGAAGTCGTAGCGCTGCACCTGGGAGACGCCGTCCCAAAGGGCCACGTCCCAGAGGCCCACGTCCCACTCCGAAGATGAAGAGTCGCCCTCGGTGACGGAATCAAACGTTGGCGTTGATCTGTCGTAGTCAGAGCGAGCGAAAAGCCTGACCTTGGGCTTCGTTTTTGCCCGGAAATACATGTGAGCGAGAGACGCCGTCGCCCTTTGACCAAACTGGCCGGCCGGCGAGAATTGCGAAAGGTAGCTCGCCGAGAAGGTAAGCCCGTCATCCGTACCGCTGGCGTCCCCCTGCCACATGTAGCCATCGAGGGAGCCGAAGAAGAGGCCGCCTTGAAGCGTTTCATAGCAGAGCGCCTGCCAATTGCTGATCGTCGACCACCGACCGGTGAGCACGTTCAGGACAAAGGTCGTGTCGGTGACGACGGTGTTTTCGGGGAAGGCCACGAAGACAAGGTTCTGTTCCGGCCATTGCTTCAGCGTCCAACCGGTTCCGGTGGCATTTGCCGCCTTGCGCCAATCGTCCTCGATGGGGCGCGACACGGAGACCAGGGAAAGCGACTGCCGGTCGCGTTGGAAGACTTGCGACATCGGCGTCAGGCCATCCGTCGTGGCAATTAGGATGTCACCCCCTGCCCGAATCCATGCGTTTTTGCCGAGCGGCCGCCCGATCTGATAGACGCCCTTCAGAGCGAAATCCGAAGCGCTCGACGGATCAGAGCCGGCATAGACGGCAATCTCGCCCTCGGTCGAAAGGAAGACGCAGAGGTCGGAAAGGCCGTCTCCGCTCTCCAGCGACCAGGAGAAGCCCGTCAGCAGCGAGCCGCCCTTCTTCATCACGCCGCCGAGGGGGAAGACGACTGCCGCGCCGCCAATGGCGTTGACCGGCAGGTAATAGGCGTCAAGCGTGCCGTTCTTGAGGAAGAATTCCCGGTTTTTGAACAGCCAACCGTAATTCAACTGCGGCATCGTCGTGCCATCGGTGAAGGTGATCGCGGGCGCCGTCGTCCAGGTCGTGCCATTGTAAAGCTGCCGGTCGTTGGCGCCGTTCAGGCAGACCAACCAGGAGGTGCCGGCGTTCGTATGCTGGAAGGCGCACCAGTCACCGCCACTCATGCCCGAAACATCCGCGGCCGTGGTGGTCGGAGGGGCGGCGGGCGCCGTCATGTTGTAGATGCCGGCGGTGGTTGCCATGAACAGCTTCTCATTCGAGCCGTATTTGTATTTGAACGCGCTCTTGATATCGCCGCCGTCTGCCGCGAGGCCTTTCTTCTGCGATCCTCCGCGGATTTTGCAGCCCATCAGGGTCGGGAAGAAGTTCCGGAGCACCGTTGCCGAGCCGGGTTCTTGCGAGGCCATGTCCGCCGTGGTGACAAGGCCTCCCTTTGGCGCAGGAAAAGTCACCGGCTGCGATGACTGCTCGCGGCCTACCGATACCGAGCCACGGTTGGATTGCCCTATACGGGCCGGCCTGGGCTGAATTCTCATCCTGCCCCCCGATCGGCGTTGATCTCCTGCGCGAGGTCGGCTTCGAACTCGGCAAGATTGTCCTCGTAGGCAAGACCCTTCTGTCGCTTCCACCGCCAGATGATGCCCTTCACGAGCAGCCTTTCCGGAAAGAGCGTCGTGTCGTCGTCAGCCGCGAATGTCGCCTTCGGCCCCGCCGGATCGTTCAATATCCAGTTCTTCGAAACGTAGTCGATGACCGCGCTGGCGGCGGCGGAGGCGGGCGAGAACAGCACCTGCCCGGCCTTGATGAAGAAATAGGGCTGCGTCGACGGGATGCCGACGATCACCGCCCATTGCCCGCTGTTCGTCACCGGCCGCACGAAGGCGCCGGCAGAGGTCCGGACAGAGCCGCCGGGCGTGAGGCGTTGGAAATCGGTAGGGAGGTTTTCCGGGGAGGCGGTGACGGTGTGGGATTTCAGCGTCTTCTGCCAATCGGCGCGGCGCGCAATCTCGTCGCCGGCTTCCTGTGCCATCGCGACCATCGTCTGCGCGTTCGGCTCGTCGGAGCCGCTGTCGAACTGCGAGAGCGAGACGATATCGCAAACCTGATTGATCGCGGAAAGCAAGGTCATGGCGTGACGCCTCCGACAACCATCTGCGCATTGCCCCAGCGGCCGCGCTCGTCCTCAATCTTCAGCCCGCTAAGAGCCATCATCATCAGTTGCTGCGCGGCGGTAGCGCCGTCCACATCCTTGCCCCAGATCGCAATTTCGTTGACCAGGGCGAAGAGATAGGCGTCGGGTGCCTTCTCCAAGAGCCAGTTCGTCGGGTTGGTAGGCGTCAGCGCCGGAATGCGGCCGTAATAGGTGACGGTAAGGTCCTGATCGGAGATAGGACGCGCCTTGATGGTGCTGCCTACGATGGCATAGCCGATCGGCGCCGTGCCGCTCCGGTCCATATAACTGTTCGTCAACTGCTGCAGCGAGATTGCACGAATGGGAATGCCGGCTGCGTTCTTGACCTCGCGCGCCTCGAGGAAGTCAGCCGGAAGCGTGCCGTCGCCATCAATCAGAGAGATTTCGTCGGTCACTTCCATGTCGGCGACGCGCAGCCCGCGGTTTAGCTTCAGCTCCGCAAGGCCGACGAAACGCGGGAAAAGGTGCGCTATGTCCTCACGCCCCGAATACTCGCCGGCATCCACCAGAAGGGACGCATAGTCCGAGATGGTCATAGATGGCCCTCACGTGTTCGCCAGGCGCGGTTATCGGAACTGTTGAGGAACCGCTTCACATAGCGGTCGTTGCCCTCTGTATGGGCCTGCACGAGGCCGGAGTCATAGGCGATGTTGAGCGGGATGGAGGCAACCCGGTGCCAGTCCCCGGACCATGCGCGGCTCGCCTCATTGCGGACCGCCTGGTTCTGGTTGACGATGCTCGTGATCGGATAATCGACGCGGAAAACGTCCTTCTCCCCGTCGAAATAATGCCAGACGGAGCGGCCGGTCGTCATGTCGTGGTCAAAGAGCGTCCACTCTCCGTCTCGGATGATCATTCGGCATCTCCGGGAAGCGGATCGGCGCGCTCGGCCTTGCCTGCGTCGATGAGTGCCTTGGCTTCCGACACCGATACTTCGATCACCGTACCGGCTGGCGTACGCTCGTCATCCTTGAACCACACGTCATAGAGCAGCTTGACGGGGGTCTTTTTGGCTTCTGCCATGGTCTCTGTCTCCTGAATGGGAAAGAGGCAAGCCGAAGCCCGCCCCTGTTGATGATGATCGAGCCCGATTAGCTCGCAGCGGTGAGGCCGAAGAGGTCGGCAGCGACGCCGAGGCCCTTCTCGTTCTTCACCTTCAGCGTGCCTTCGCCGATGATCACGCCCTTGTCAGCGTCACCGGTCTTGGCCACCTTCTTGTCTTCCTGGATCTTGTCGAGCCAGAGGAATTCGACCATGTCGGTGTCGAGGAAGAAGGCATTTCGCGCCTGGGCGGCGCCGACAGCCTGAACCCGGTTCGGGTGGATCATGACCGTGCCGAACGGGCCTTCGTAATAGTCGGCCGTGGCAACGATGGTGTTGCGCTCACCGCCCTTGGAGACGGCATAGCGGAACGGCGCCACGTTGGCGTCCGACATGAAGGTGACGAACACGCTCTTGACGTAGGGCGATACCGAGACGTGGCGGAAATTGGCGCCGTTCTGGTACCCCGACTGCATCACGCTGTCCAAGATGGCCTTGGTGAACGCGCGCTGCGTGCCATTGGTCGGGGCGACCGTAAGCCCGGTACCGGAGTCAAAGCCGCCGTTGGCGCCACCGGCACCGCGGGAAACGTTGGTCTCGATCCAGGTGTTGAGCGAGCCGAATTCGCGGGTGGAGCCCGCCACGGAAGCGTTGGTGTCGACGATGGCGAACTCGACATCCTTGCGGATTTCGACACCCTTCTTCAGCTTCTGATACTTCCGCTTTTCAGCGTTGCCGGCGTTGCTCACAGTTTCCTGCGTGCGGGAGATGATCCACTCCTTGCGCATGATCTGGGTATAGTTGCCCATGCGATCGGGCGGGGTGATGGCGCCGAAGGTGTATTCGTCACCTTCAGGCTTGATGTTCGCGGCCGGAGCGGCGAGCTCGTCCGTTTCCCATTCCGGGTGAACGGAGACGCACTTGCCCTTTTCGATGAGGGAGTAGATCGGGGTGTCTTCCGGCGTGATGCGGGACACCACGTCGGAGAGTTCTTCACGGTTGCCGACCGCATTCGTGGTCTGGAAGGTATTGGCGAGAGCTACCATGGTTCTGATCCTTTGAAGATGGATTATTCAAAGTCGATCGACATCGCGTCCTTGATCGACCCGGTTTTTGACAACCTCTTCATCGCATCCTGATTCTTGCGCGCCTGCGGGTTAACCGGCCCGTTCGGCTTGGCCTTCGCCGTCGCCGGCGGGGCGTTTGCCACCTTCGTCATGGCCTTGCTCTTCGCCTGCTCCGCCCGAAGGCCGAGTTGGGCGTAGTGGATGACCTTGAAGTAACGGTGATCGGTGAAACCCTGCATCTCGTCCTGAGAAAACCCGAAGTCCTGGCCGGCCTTGAAGGCGTCGGTAAAGAACTTCTCTCGGGCTTCCTCCTTGGCGAGGTGCGGGAAGGCTTCGAGCAGCCTGGCGTTCTCGGCCGCAAGAGTTTCCTCTGTCGCGGCCTGCTTGAGTTCGCCCGCCACCTGCTTCGGCTCGGCGCTCATGTCGATGAGGCGCTGAACCTGTTCAAGAGCCCCGTCGTAAACGGCCTTCTGGCGCGTGTACTCGTTCGGGTTCTGCATCGCCAAAGTGCGCGATGGCTCCGGTGGAAGCTGCTGGATCAGGAATTCTGCGATGGCGTTCGCCGTAGAGGCGACGCGGGTGGTCATGGCCTCAAGAGATCCGCGCTTGTTGCCGAGCTCCTGAGTTTTCCGGCGGTAGTCACTCTCCCGCAAATAACCCTGCTTCAGCTCCTCAAGAGGAACCTGCTCACCGCCTTTCAGGGTAATGATGGTGTCCTGGGCTTCGTTGGTCTCCTCGCCCTCTTCTTCGGGTTCGGCAGACTCGTCGCTTTCGGCTGCGGGATCGTCGGTCTCTTGGCCATCTTCAGAGGCCTCATCCGTCGCATTCGTCGATTGCTGCTCTTCCTCTTCCGGCTCGTTGGTCTCGGAGGACTCGGCGAAGTCGAGGTTCACAGCGTCATCGAAGCTGAGTGCGGGGCGACCGCTATCACTCTCCCCCACGAAAGGGGAGTTGGTGGCTGCGTCTGTCATGTCTGGCTTTGCCTTTTAGGTTTGGCCCGGGCGCTATGCCGGGGCTGCCTTCCCATCGGCAGAGGATTGCCCCTCGGCGAGGAACTTGATCTTGCCTTTGAGATTTCGGATAGCCCGCGCTTCGGCCGCGAAGGCGGCGCGGGCATCATGATCTGTGTTCTTGGCGTTCACGCAGCCGTTGACGGCCGCCATCTCCAACTCGTCCATCAGCAGATGAAACAGCGGCATGTCGAGCAGCACGCGGGCGGCGGCGGTCTTGTCTTCCTGCCGCATCAGCCCGGGTCTCCGCCGATGTTCACGCTCGATACCGGATCACGCGTCAGCATCTGCATGGCGTTGGTCTGCCGCTTGAGCTGGATTTCCTGCTCGATCTGGTAGCGCTTGAGCGCCATTTCCTGCTGTATGCGCTGCGTTTCAAGCTGCGCCTCCTGCTGCATCTTCTCGCGCTGGAGCTGGGCGTCGAGCTGGGCCTTCTGCTGGTCGGCCTGCGCCTTGATCTTCACCTTCTCCATTTCAGGATCGGGCTTGTTCGCCTGCGCCTGCTCCAGCTGCTTGATCTGTTCGGGCGTCGGCTTGGTGAAGTAGAGGTCCGGAGTGCGAAGGCCGGCGGCTTCCACACCGCGCGACACCGAATTCCAGATGTTTTCCGCCGAGACGTACGGGTTGTTAACGGGGCCGTAAGCCGCCAGCAGCTTCTCCTGCTGCGCGCCGACCACCTGCATCATCATCATGTCCCGCTCACGCGTGCCTGCGCCGAGCCCGGTGTTCACGGTGACATCCATCTCCGCATTCCACTGGCGAGGATCGAACGTCACCCACTGGTTTCTGAGCCTCACTGTGCGCGGTTTGTCCTGATGCTTGATCACCAGCCGCAGAAGGCCTTGAAACACGCGCTTGAGGCCTTGGGCGAACGTGCGGACCATCAATTCCGTCTGGCCTACGCCTGCCGCCTCGATCATCGCCGAAGCCTTGGCCGTCATGTTCTGCAATGCATCCGGGGCCATGCCGCTGGAAGCGTCGGAAATGCCGGTGCGGTCGGTCGCCTCCTGGTCGAGATAAGAGAGCATGCCGAAAGACTGCTCGGCGACGAATGGCACGGTGTTGTAGCCGATGGCCCCGCGGACATCGATGCCCTGATTGACGCGGATCGGCTGCCCGAATTTCGGATTTAGTACGGCTTCCGGGTTGGCAATCGTGCCCTCCTGAACGATGGGCTGCTGGTTGTTCTGCCAATAGAGGTTGTCCAGCGTCTGGCGCATGAGCACCGTCTTGACTCGCTGGATCTCGGCCATGTCGTCGGTAACCGAATTGCCTTCACGCTGATGCGGACGCCGTTCGGTGATCAGGTCGGCGAAGGGGACTTCATCCCATTCCTCATCTTCGAGGAGATTGACCTCTGCCAAGCCGCCGGCAAAGACCATGCGGCGCAGTTCTGCAATGCCGTCGTCATCCGCGTCGATCTTCACATAGAGCTCGTAGTAATCGACCTCCTGCAGCGCCTTGACGATCGAATCGTTCTCGTCGAAGGCATCGCGCCTACGGGTGAATTCCTCTTCCTCCTCCTCGATATCCGAGCCCGAGGCGGGGAAGCTGTCGACCTTCTCCCGGTCATAGCCCATCTCGACCAGATCGGAGCGGCGCAGGCGCGTCTTCATGCCGGTTATCGGGCTGTCGTTGATCGAGATAGCGTCCGGATGGATCAGGAACTCCTCGAGCGGGACCGCCGCGAGCTTCGTGCAGCCGTATTCGGACACGCGCCGGATCTTCACATTGTAGAGCTTGACCGGCTGCGGCCCTTGCGGTGTGTCGATCTGCTCCTCGTAGGCTTCCTGCTCCAGCACCTCGACATCATCGTCGGCGACGAGCTGAACCAGCGCCTGCTCCTCAAGGCCGGTATGCTTGGATACCTGAACCTTCCGCTTCTTGTCGTACCACCAGCGGATAATGCCATTGCGGAGCTTCAGCGCGTCGTGCGCTGCATCCTGTACGGCGTCATAACCATCGCTCTCGGGGAACACGACGAAGTTGACGTAATCCGTCGCTTGCTCGGCTGCGGCCTCGTCCCCTTCGTTGACCGGCTGGTATTCGACGACCTTGTCGTTGCCGAGGATGGTGCGAATAACGGACGGCAGAACCTTCTTGATGGCGGATCGGACATCGCGCGAGACCACTTTCGACCGATTGGCATCGGCCGGCGTGTCCTTCATGATGCCGTCGTAATACTCCATCGCCTTGATACGGTCGACGGAGAGCTCGTCCCGGTAGTTCTCGCAATCCTTGACGAGCTGCGAGACCTGGGCAGCAACCTGCTGTTTTGACATCGCAGCCATTAAACAACCTTCCGATCAGTGAATTTCCACGCGGCCGCGTTAGCTTTGACTTTCGCGAAGCGCTTCATCATCAGCGCGTAACGAGACGCCGAAATCAGGTCATCGCGCTCTTTAACAACCTTGCCATCTTTCCGATGATAGAGGCGGAATTCGTCGAACCACTCCGAGCACGTCGAGAAGACTTTCCAACGTCCGGTCTGCATCCGCTGCAGCATGTCAGAGAGCCCGGCTTCGACGCCGTTGGTGCCGTCGT